GAGGCTTCCCTATGTGGACAGCCTAGATTCAAACTTGGCATCAATTTGTAACCTCAAAAATGCTGACCATCCTGCTGAGAATTTCTATAGAAACTCAAACTCTCCGATTCCTATGGATGGAGAAGCATTTGCTTTTATAAATGATTTGACAAAAGCAGAACATTTTTCAGAAATGTTTAATCTGACAACTGATAAGATTTCGGCTCTTGTGCCGAGCGTTAGATTGTACAAAGTAATAACCGACAGTGAAGGAAAGGATGTGGATAACATAGAAATTCAGTTTGATGCTAACCCTTCTGTTGAGTCGTACAAGGATGGAGACAAGAATGTAAGCGCTCTGGATCTATTCAACAATGGTTCTAAGAGGGGCATGGGTGTTGGATTAAAAAACTTTACATTTGAATTTAGAGGCTCAGATCCATTTTCTATTAAAAAAGATATTCGAGCAACTTTGGGAATACACACAACAAGCTTTAACGACTTAATTATAGAAAGAAAGGGCAAAGGAATGACTTCTGGTAAAGAAGCTCGTTATAGTTTTGCAGAGCTTGCCCTTAAGACAGGAAAAACTCCTGAAGAATTTAGAAAAAAACTACCAACCATCCAACAGGAAAATCTGGATAAGCTCAATTTTAGATTAAAGGCTGTGGTTGGGTGGGCAGTGCCAATGAAAACCTCTCTGTCTTTTACAAAATCAGAGTTCGATGCGATTAGAGACTCTTATATCGTTTTGAATTTAACCCCCGTTACTCATGAATTCAATTTTGGAGAGCAGGGTCAAGTAGATTTTAATATACAATTCCATGCCTATATAACTGATTATTTTAATAATCCCACTTTTAACATTTTTAGTGATTTTCAGATTGAGTCTAATAGGATTGGAAGAAAACTTCTTTACAATTTCTTAAATAAAGTAAACTGTGATAGTGAAGAGTTATCACAAATTAAAAAATCCGACTCCACAGTTATTGCAGCAGAAAAAGTTTCAAGCTTTAAGACGATCATCTCAAGTCTAAAAAGTAGAAAAAAGCTATATTTTTATAACCTCACTGACGAGCAGATATTAGAATTTGTAAGAAATGGGTTTATAAAAAATGCGCCCACACCATCGCAGACTAAAGATAATAGTGTTGATAAGATAAACGAATATTTTGAAACTATTGTTAGCTCGACAGAAGGGATCAGCGAAGAAGATAAGAAAAATTTAAAGTTCTCTTTATCTGCCGCAACCTCTCAAAAAGGGGAAGTTAGTTTCTTCTTTTTAACAGATTTGTTAGATGTGATAATGGACAACATTGATCGCACACTTGATAAGATTTCTACACAGTTACCAAAAGATAAGCAATTTTTGAATTATTTTGATTCGATCTCCAATCAGGGCTACGGCATTTCTGAAGGGTTAAAACAAGATTTCGGAGTCTATCTTGAAGACGGAACGCTTGGGTTAGCCAAAAAAGAATTCCTAAGACTTAAAAAATCTAAAGAACAATTTTCAAAACTAAGAATCGTTTTAGGTCCAACAGAAATTGTAGATCCATTTGATTCCTCCAAAGTAGTGTTTTGTTCTCTCGGAGACATACCAATTTCTTTGAATTTTTTTGTTGACTTTATGAGTTCCAAAGTTTTGTCTAGCGAAGAAGTCTACTATCCAATAAACAATTTTATCAAAGATATCACAAGTGAATTACTCAGAAACTTCCTCAACAATGATTCCTGCTTTGCATTCCAGAACAAGCAGAAAGTTCGAATCTATTCTTCTGTTATTACAGCGTTTAACAAAGAAAAAAATGATGGCTCGAATGTTGATCAAATAACAAAGTATATGTTACCAAGCGGAAATAGAATAAATGCTAAAACTTTTCCAATCAAGCCTTTGCTGAATGTATCTGGACCAAGCCGGAGCCCAGTTGTTCTCACAGAAAACAACAGAGAATATAATTATTTTATTTTTTACGCCGGAAGGTCTTATCCAGTTGACAAGATGAGGGGTAACGAAGCAGAAGATAATAAGAGAGGAATCTTTCACTATATTCAAGGAAAAGACAGAGGTATTGTCCAGACAATCAATTTACAAAAAACCGATTTGCCGGGTCTCAAGGAATTGAGATTTGAAAAAGAAGGGTTTGATGGTCTGACACAATTAAGAGAAGTCTATAATGCAAGTGTGACTTGTTTTCTAAATGTTCAGACATTTCCTGGCACTTACATCTATGTAGATCCAAAGGGGTTCATCCCAGAATATCAAAAACCTCAAGACTTTACACAATTTGGAATAGGAGGTTATTATATGGTCACTCGTTCTGAACACACAATAGAGGCAGGAAATACTCAAAGTATTATTACGTCTAAATGGGTAGCAGACACAAATGGCGTTGCTAAAAATGAAGAAGGTTCAGGAAAAGTAGACAGAAAACCCGATAAACAAGTCAAGTGTGCAGTAAAAACTCAAGCAAGAAAAGAGCAAGCAAGAAAAGAGCAAGCTAATCCCACACGCAAAACTGGTTCTGATGCGGTGGACAAAATCAATAAGAGAACTGGCGGCACCAGTCGCACATTCGAACTGGGTAAGGCATAATGTCAACATTTTATAAAGAAAACAATAATGAAACATCCCTGGAGTTATTTAACAAGAAACTTATCTACAAATTTGATGTCTTAAAGACAGGTTATTCAAACCTTGTGGACTTCAATTTTGCAGAAAAAACTCTTTATGGAAAAGTAGGTAGAACCTATGTTCCAATAACTGCTAATCCAAGCTTGGTTAGGTTTAAGGATTTCATAAACTCAGGCAATCCACAACAAAACTTACAGGCAATAGGGTTTGTTGTGGATGCATTTGAGGCTTTAGCTCAACAATTTAAGAAAGCAGAACAATCAGGCAAAATTTATTCTAACGATCCTAATCTTACTAATCTAAAAGTTTATAAAAGTTATAAATCAAATAATATTAGTTATGAAGAATATCAAATTAATTTCATTAAAGCTTTAAAGACAAATATGAATATTAATAATATTCATAATTTTCAAACATTCATAAAAGAACTCCTAGCTACTGTTAGTATTGTAACAAGAACTTACCCGTTGTCAATGCCTGCTTACACAAAAAGTAAACTAAATAGCTTGACCAATAGTGGACTTGCTCTTGAGATTGCCGATGCACCCTACGACAACGATGATCAAAAAATAAATGATTTTGTAAACAGCAAGAACTGGGAGTTCTATGTAAATGCTTGTAACTCCTATGGCTTTATGATCGACATCAATGCTCCCTGGAGATTGATCGCCGACATTGACTCTGAAGCTATGATGGGTTATGCTAGTGCTTATGGATTTAGAAGCACTGATGAAATCTTAGCTTTGGGTTTCTCAACAACTCACAATAGATTTTACAATCAACTACCACAGCAACTATTGAGGCTCTACAACGAGATGGTCCCAACACACATTCCAACATTTGATGAATGTGGTTCCAAGATCATAGCCACAGAACGCTACACTCTTCAATCACTACAACAAAAGTTCTCAAATGATTTCTTTATGAAGTTTTATTTTGATCTTAGGTTCTCAGAAGAAGAAAATAGGTTCAGTAATGCTGAGAAGCAGAGGATCATCAAGGATTGTTTACAGCTTTCGAGATCATCTGATAATCGCGCTGCTCTGGGAACTTTCGAGCGTTACGTCAATCAACCGTTTGACTACAGAGGATCCTTGAGTTATCTTATAGAAGCACAGAGACTCAGAGAGGACACATGATATTCCAGACACTTGACGACAAGTCAGAGTGTGTCGGCATCTACACCAACGGAGCCCTTCATTTTGATGGTATCCCTGGAGGGCTGACCAAGACTTGGAAGTACACTGGATCCATTCAGGATCCTACAATCAAATATGCTTGGCTTTACACAACTGGAAAGAATCTTCAGGAAGCTTGCCCCGAAAGCCTAAAAGAAGAATTGAACGAGGTTCAGAAAACCTTCAAGGCTTATTTGCTTTCGTTTAAGATAGCTCGCATCGACCTACGACAGAATTGCTTCTTCGATCTCGTTCCTTCAGACTTCTTAATGCAGTTCTGCGAGGTTCGCAACAAGATCACTGAGCACGTTTTCGACACTTACGAACAGCCAGTCAATTATGATCAGCTAGACAAGATCTACAAGCTAATCCACAAGATAAGCTACCAGAAGCTCAACATCAATGTAGATGGCTGCCGTCACCTGATGACCTCCACAAGCGACCGAGAAGACATCAAGAACCTTGTAAAAAATAAGTCGCACTATGTGAGCTACAACCTTTTTGGGACGGTCACTGGGCGACTCACAACCCAAAGAGACAGCAATCCGATCCTAACTATGAAGGCGAAGTTCCGAGAACTCATTAAGCCAACAAATGACTGGCTTGTGTCTCTGGATTATAACGGCGCAGAGGTAAGGACCTTCTTGTCTCTCTCAGGACACGAACAACCACAGGAAGACATTCATAGCTGGAACATGAGACACCTCTATGGAGGTTCTCCAGTAGATCGTGATGAGGCAAAGGTAAGATTCTTCTCCACCCTCTACAATGTGAACGACATGTCGCTCAACGGCTCTGTTTACAGCCGTGAAGGAGTGCTCTCAGAGTTCTACAAAGACGGAAAGATCAACACACCGACCGGCAGACAAATTAAAGTAGAGCAGCGTAAGGCACTGAGCTACTTGATTCAAAGCACGACCTCGGACTTGACTCTTGACCGCGCCGTAGCACTCGATAAAGCTCTTGAAGGCACAAAATCGAAGGTTGCTTTTATTGTTCACGACGAGGTGGTGCTAGACATAGCAGATGAGGACAAAGAGAAGATTCCAGAACTCAAGGCAACTTTCGAGAACAATAAACTAGGCAACTTTATGGCTAACATCAAGGCAGGCAAGGACTATGGAAGCCTGAAAGAGTTGAAGCTATGATTTCGCTAATAGGCATTGGCGATGCTGGTTGTAATGTGGTCTCTCTATTCGAGAATCACAAAGAGTATAATTGTTTTTTGTTCTCGGAAGGACAGGAGAACACCAAATACACACGGAAATTACCAAAAGTAGAAAAAGCAGAGGATTGTGAAGGAAAAGCACCCAAACTATCCTCATACAAGACGGAAGAGGCAATACAAGACAGGGTTCAGGTGTTCCTGTGTGGTTCATCGTTCTCTGCTAACTATACATTAGCAATACTAGAGCAGATAAAAGAAAAAAAGATAGAAATTTTCTACATCAAACCAGATGTAGATCTCCTGATTGGAGATGTGAAGTTACAAGAGAGAGCAATCTTTGGTATTCTACAGGAGTATGCCCGGTCTGGTTTATTCAAGAGCTTCACTATCTTCTCCAACCCTTCAATCGAGAAGACAATAGGCGAGATCCCAATAAAAAAATACTTTCACACAATCAACAAAAGCATCTATTATGCGGTTCATTACTTAAATGTTTTTGATCACACCACGGCGCTTGTAGGTAATCTTTCCAAGCCCTCAGATGTTCAGAGAATCCGCTCTGTAGGCATAGTCTCAGTTGATAAACTAACTGAGAATTGGTACTACAAACTAGAGGAAGATCGTGATGTAGCATACTACTTATGTATAGCAAATGAGCGCTTGGAGACGGACGGAAAACTCCACTCCCGAGTGGTCGAGAGCCTAAAAAACAAACCCCGAAACGCATTCAAAAATGTGACTTATGGAATCTATGAGTCGCCTTACGAAACCGACTTCGGATTCTGTGTGGCTCACACAAATTTCGTTCAAGGACAAAAACTACTTGACAGCATAGGCTGATCACGTTACTTTATAGATGAGCAAGGGAGAAGCTCACAGACATCCTCCCAAAACAAATACGCTTGACAGGACTTGGACAGCGTGTTACATTAAGATGGTAAGGAACGCTTACTATACTATACCCAACAACAAGGAGACTACAATGGGAATCAACATGGAGCTAATGCGGAAGAAGCTCGCCGCACTACGAGGAAATGGAAAGAGCGACAGGACAAGCGTCTGGTTTAAGCCGGAAGAGGGCGACACCGATGTGCGAATCGTCCCCGCCTCAGATGGAGATCCGCTTAAGGAGGTCTTTTTCCACTACAACATCGAAGGACATCGCGGCGGGGTTATGTGCCCTAAGCGTAACTTTGGTGAGGCGTGCCCAATCTGTGATTTCGCCTCACAGCTATGGAAGGACGGCACCGAAAACAACGACGAGGAGACCAAGAAGCTTGCTAAGTCTCTCTTCGTTCGCAATCGTTACTTCTCACCAGTAGTGGTGCGAGGGCTTGAGAGCGAGGGCGTGAAGGTTTATGGCTACGGCAAGCAGGCTTATGAGCTTCTGCTGGGCTACATCCTAGACCCCGAGTATGGCGACATCACCGACCCGCAGGGCGGCACTGACATCACCATCACCTACACGAAGCCGACTGCTCCGGGTGCTTACCCGAAGACAAACATGAAGATGCGACGTAACACCAGTTCGCTTCTACCAGACGCAGATGCTATCCCCGGTCTGCTCCAGAACATGCCCGACATTGATGGACTGTTCACTCGTCACACCCCCGCCGAGGTATCAGCCATTCTTGATAGTATGCTCTCTGGCGATAAGTCAGCAGAGAGTCGGTCAAGAGAGACAACACAGTACAACCAGGGCGGCAAGTCCAGTGTTGATAAGGCATTCAACGATCTAATGGCTGGCTAGTAAAAGCTTCAAGCTCCAGTCTGCCCCCACCCCTAAAAAGGTGGGGGTTTTCTGTTGCGCTTTTGGAGTTTCTGTGTTATAATTACTACTGGGCTTCGGCTCAAAAATAAATAAAAATAAAGAAAAGAAAAGTTAAAAATAAGGAGAACTTAATGGCTAAAGCTAAAGCTAAGGCTGGACGTGTTTCTATGTCCGATCTTAGAGCGATGATAAACAAAAAAGCAGGTCGCAATGTCGCTCACGACCTACGAGAAGATAATCCCACAGAAGTAAAGCAGTGGATTCCAACAGGATCCCGATGGCTTGATTCTATCGTTTGTAAGGGAAAATACGCTGGCATTCCTGTCGGCAAGGTAACAGAGTTGGCTGGCTTAGAAGCGACAGGCAAGTCGTTCTTGGCAGCCCAGTGTGCCGCAAATGCACAAAAGATGGGAATTGGAGTAATCTACTTTGATTCCGAGTCTGCGATCGATCCAACCTTCTTGGAGAAGGCTGGGTGTGATATTGGAGCTATGATGTATGTTCAAGCTCAATCTGTAGAGTTTGTGCTTGAGACCATAGAAGAGCTATTAGGAGCAGCCGATGAACAACTGCTA